TAGATTCCTGCTTCAGAGAAGCAATCATCTTTTGTGCTTCTTCCATAGTAAGAAACTTGCCTTCAACTTGTTCCATAAGTTTATCAACTATTTCATTTTTGATTTTTTCTTTATCTACTGTATCCATAACAATTTCCTCCTATTTTTTTATTTGTTTTTTATGGATAATATATCTCGTAATTGTTTCAGAAACTTTGCCTCTTCATCTTCTTGTGGCTCTTGATCAACAGTATTATCTGTTGTTAATGTTTCAAGAGCCTCCGAGATGGAAGCAAATCCTGAAACATACAAGATTTCAACTTCATTTTTATAATCTTTATATTCAGGAGGAACATTTCCATGTTCTACATATAATTTAGCAAGATAATCATATGCTTTTCTTCTTTCATCTTCAGGAATATTTATTCCTCCCATTGCTCCTAAAACAACAGCCATTGCTGATATTATTCCTTTCCATACATTTTTAGGCTTTCCATCACTTAAATATCTTATAGGCAATTTATAAGATGTCATATTATCAGGCTTACTTTCATCATAATATACAAAGAATTCTCTATATTTTTTCATATCTCCATTAGCATATTTCCTTGCGTCTCTCCTTGCTCTTGCTTTATCCCATTTTACACTATCAGGCATCCATTCATATTCTTTATAAGGAGTAATTGATTTCTTCATTCTTGTAATAGCATCAGGATTGGCTGGAATAATTACTTGAGATATTTCTAATAGTTCTTGTTCTATATAATCTACTCCGCCTTGATCATTCTCTTTATATTTTATAGGAATAAAGGATACTGAATATGCTCCCATTCCTTCTTTCACTAATTCCCAAGCCCAATCAGCCTTTTTATTGCCTTTATTTATAAAATATTTTACTTTTGTAATAAAACTATCTTCAGTAATATTAAAATCAATTATCTTGCCTATAATATTATCTAAATCAGAAGTTGTATCGTGATTAGCAACAAGAACAGGATGTTTCTTAAAATTATCTAATTGCCATCCTTTAGGATCTATTCTATCGTGATCTCTATCTATCCTATTTGTAGAAGCAATTATCTCTACTGTCCCTTCTTCTTCATTTATAGATTTTACTTTTCCTTTTAAAACAATATTATTACTCATAATTTATCCTCCTATTTATAATGGAACGATTTATCGTTCTCATCTAATTTTTTATTTATTTTTCTCAATGCTATTATTGTATCATTAGAATTTAGTTCATCAATACTAATAAATGCTTTTTTATTCCCATTTTCATCTATCACATATAATATAACATCTTCTTGTTTAGAAGCAACATAATAATATCCTATATTAAATGCTTTCTTTACATCTTTCTTATCTACACATTTATTCTTTAATTCTTCATATAGTCCAGATACATTATAGTCTTCTTCTATATTTAAATCAAAAGTTGCTGTATCTGCTCCTTGCTGTGCTACTGCTAATAATACAGGAATTATTTCTTTAGGATTATTAGATTTTTGAACTTTCCTTTCAGCGTGATTGATTGTTTTTAAAAATCTTTTATAATACATAGATAAAGATTTACTATTGAGTGGCTCTAATCCTAATCTCTCCCTTACTTCTTCAGTTGTCATTACTCCATCTTCAAGATAGATATGATATATTTGTGCTTTAGTTAATTCATTTTGTTTTAGTTCCTCTATATTATCAAAGATGAATTTAAATGAGCCTTTATTGAATAGTTTCCTTATCAATTGATTATTTATAACTTCTTCAAGATATTTAAGAATAGGAATAACTGTTATTGTCCAGAATACTATAATCTGTTCTTTTGCTGTAGCATAATTTAATTTATCATAAGCATTCAAAAGTGCAGCTGGAACTCCTAATACAGCACTGACTTTATCTCTTGTAATTTCATCAAGATTTAAGTCTTTTATTTGTTCAGGAATAATATTTAATTTTTCATACTGTAAGCCATTATCTAATATTAGAGGCATTCTTACTGAATTTCTTCCAGTAAGGAATTCTATATATCTGTTCTGTATCTTCTTATATAATGTATCATTTAATTGTTTCTCTGTATGGAAATATCCTTGAGTATAGTTTCCATAATCAAGTAATTCATTATTTAATATCTCTACTTTATCACTTAACATTGCTGTTTGTTTTAATAGTGATATAGGAGATAATCCAAAAGTATTAGAAGTAGGATTAAAATTCTCTATCTTTATTGTTAGTTCAGGATTAGTATAGTATGTATTGCCATCAGTAGCCATATATTTTAATTGCCAGCCGTTATTTACTTTAGTAGCATCCATAATAGAATAAGGAGGAACAATCATTAATTGTCCATCTATTATACTCCAAAATGTAAATCCATATACTTGTAATTGTCCAAGTGTTTTTCTTAATAATATTCTGAATGAGGAATAAGGATTATTGATAAATAAGGATTTTACTTTATCAGGAGTAATAGAATAATCAATAAGCATAGCACTGTCAGCAATCCTCTTTATTCCTGCATATATCCAAGCATTTACTTCAAATAAACGAGCCTCATTATAAACAGGAACTCCTTGCTGAACAGAAGATACAGACATACTTGTATTTCTTCCTAATGATTTTTTCTGTCTTTTCTTAAATATTTTATCTATTATGCCCATAAGTATTCTCCTGTGTTTTCTAAATATCCCTCAAGAGCATATCTTGTAGCATCTAACAAATCATCATTTTCCTTAATTACTGTATCCAATGGCTCTCCAGTTTTATTATCTTTAGCCCATCTATAATTATTTAATTCATCTATATAATCTTTTAATTCTCTATTTATCATAAAATTTCTCTCCTTTATTTTATCTATTCCTGATAATATTGAATGTTTCTTTACAGGAGTTACTATAAGCCCAGAATCAGATAATATTTTGATTCTGTCTGGCTCAGCACTATCAGCATAAAGAATAATATCTCCTAAATCTAAATTATTATTCTCAATTGTTTTCTTTATTAGATAAGCAAAGTCTTCAGTAGTAAGATGTTGTTTCTTAAATCCATCTACTACAATTATAGTATCTTTATTAAAAGCATTTAAAGTAAAAGCATTAGGATGATTCCAGCCAAAATCTACTCCTCCTACTATATCATAATCCTTTATATTAATCTTATCTTTATCAATTAGTTCCCAATGAGTATATACTAATCCTTCTGTTGTATTTACTCCCCATTCTCCTAAAGTATATCTTCTATATAAGCCTTTATCTTTATTTTTATAACTTTCAAGTCTCCTAATATATGTATCAGGCAAGAAAGGATTATCTTTATATGAAAAATGAACTCTCTTTACATTAATATCCTTATACTTGTCATAAAATTTATAAATGTGATGTTTGCTTGAATGTGGAGGATTGAAACTTAATACTAATTGCCCAGATCCTTTAGTGCCTCTTAATGTTAAATATATCTCATCTAAAGCCTCTAAAGTAAATTCTGTTGCTTCTTCTATCCATATATAGTCCCAAGTAGATGATTTTAATTGTTCATTTAATTTTCCTGATACAAAATAACTTCCATAATATAAACGAGAGCCATTTCTAAATTCAAAATACTTATCTCCTTTATGCTCTGTATAATCTACTTCTAAATTATCTAATGCTTCCTGTAATATTAATTTAACTGACTTATTAAAAGAAGGCATTGTTAATCTTAATAGTAAAGCCTTTGATTTAGGAAAATGAATACAATGATAGATTATTTTATGGGCAAGAGTAGTAGTTTTGCCTGATCCTCTACTTCCATATACAAAAAGAATATGACTACTCCAATCAGTAATTATATCTACATTGACTATTTTAACTATCTTCTTCTTCATTATTGTCCTCTTCTTTGTCTTTAGCATTAGTTAATACAATAATTTTATTTTCTTTATTTTTATTTTTAGTATCTTTAGTATTATCCTCACTCCAATGCTCTTTAAATCTCCTCTCTAATATCCAAGCATACTTCTTCCAATTCCTTTCTTCTCCTATTAAATCCTTAACATAAATATTTTCAATGTAATCATCTACTTTAGCAACAAGAATAGAATAATCTTCTTCAGTTAAGTTTAATTCCTTCATTATATCTTCTTTAGATATATCTAAATCAAGAAAACAGCCTTCCCATCCTCCTGCTGTTAATGTTAAACAGGATAATAGATTAGAATACTTCTCTTTGAATAATTTAAAATAATTCATTTTCTCTATATATAATGGAACGCTCATTATTTAATTAAATAGAATAAAGATAGATTTATATTATTAGATAATTTTGTAGAGAATAAGAAGTGATTAAAATGAATATCTAAAGATAAGCAAGGAATAATAGATTTAGTAAGTGGATAATAACTAAATCCTGCATATAAGTAATAAGCAAGTAAAGATTGTCTAATATTTATATTAGTGTCTTGAATTCTAATTGTATAAGGAATAAAAGGATATAATCTTGTAGAAAAATAATTATTCTTATATATGCCTTTTAATCCATTCTTTGATGTTTTAATAACAAATACTGTATCTCTTATTGTATCTATCTTATGAATTATTACTCTCTGCTTCTTTGTTATTACTCTCTCTATTATAGAAGGAGGCTTGATTAAATTAGTAAATTCTTTATTATTCACTATCCTTGTTCTATATACTATATCACTATGCTTTGTATTCCTTCCTAACTTAAAAGCAATAAGGAATATTACTAACAATAATAATGCTTTCTTAAATAAATCACTCTGAATAATTAGTTTAATCACTATACTCTCCTTCTATTATAATTTAGAACGATAAATAATAAAAGAGAGGCTCAAAGCCTCTCTTTAATAAAGGAGGAGACACTATGAACTTTTACATTATGCTTTTTATTTTAATTTAGGAATAATTTTACTAAAAATTTAGATTATAATGTGTGGAGTATTTCACTTTTGTCCCGATTTTAAGCAACACTTACAAAGAGTAAGGAAATCTCAATCTTAGAAGTATTAAATTATGATAAAATAATCATACATTAATTATCTTTATCTAAATTATGAGTAGATATGCATAAAGTAATGGAAGAAAATTGGCAGTTTTCCCTACAGAGAGTAAGCAGAGCCAATAATCAGGACATATAAAAATGCCCCCATCCCCAAAATCCTTATATATCAACAGATTTAGCAAGTAGAGAAATTGTCCCTAATGATGGCATAAGAAAAATGGACAACATAAATAAATGCAGGATAAAGAGATAGAGAATATGTCCCGATTATTTAATCTTTTATATGAAAAGTTTAGAAATTTGAGATTTAAGGATCTAAGAAATATAAAAAGATAGTTTTAAGTGCCCAATTATCAGGACACACATTTTTCCTTTTCTGCTCAATTCTCTATTTCCCTTGTTATTCCTTGCTTTTTTTGCATATTTGCTATTTATCCTTTTGTCCCTATTTGATAAAATCCCTTGAGAGAGTAAGGAGGACTGATTATCTGGACAAAAATAAAAAAGGGAGGAATAAATCCTCCCTTATATATATTCTATATGCTTATTACTTATTTAGAATTCTACATCTACTTTAAATTCTTGTTTTATCTTTATTCCTATATAGTATTTTTCTCTTTTGCCATTTTCTCCTGTTCTAAATCTTTTTACATCTATATTATGTTCTTTCATTCTTCTTGTTAGCCATTTTTGTCCATATTTAAGAGCAAGTCTATCTACTGATATTCCTGTTTCCATAGATTTCCATTTTAGGAATGCTCTTCTTACATCTATAGTTTTTTCTTTATGAGATTTATTCTTTATACATGCTTCATCAAGGAACATAGC